CTACACAAAAGAATTACTTATTATCTAAAAAGTAAATATGTAAGGTAAATTCCACTTCGATTACAACGAAGCTTAAAAGCCTTATATATTTAACTTTAAAGTAAGTACTAACATACAAAATATCCAATATTTTATATGCTCTTTTATGTCTAATAGATTTAAAAATAAATCTATTACACCCGGCTAATCCAGGTGCTAAACTATAAAAATTGTGCTTAAATTTTTTCCTAAAACGGTAAATCATACTGGTAAAGGTTTAGGTACTATATCATCCCGGTACCAAACGGGGGTCTGTAGAAAGAAAAAGAATGAAAAATCATCACCTACAGCATGATGTTCTGTAATACTCGTTCTATCAAAATTTTGATTTAGAACTGATCCTAATTGAAGTTGAATAGAATCATTCTTTGTTCCTTGCTCTAACATACCAAGAGGTACTGAATAAGGTGACGCAGAAATAAATCTATATCTACTATACATGGGAGCATCTATTTCCATTCCTTCTTGCGAAACAGGATTAGTCAAAGCATATCCACCATTACAAAAATTGGGCAAAGAATTAAATGCTATTTCATCATAACTAGCAGCAGTAGTATAACCTACATTCAGACGCTCGCTATAAGCTAATATAGTTAATTCTTTATCCATTCTAGAAACGATTTTTTCAAAAAGAGTTCCATCAGTTGCAGTATTAAATTTCCATCTAGAAGACCCTCTCATACCTACAAAAGCACCTTGTAAGTAATTGAAGAGAGTATTTTTAGAAATATTTCCTGGACCTGCTACATATTCATTGATTCCATCATTCATTAATCCTCTAGCTAATGGCCATCTAGGCATTAAAGATGTATATTTAGAAAATACACCATTATCTTCAGCCGCATCAGCAATAGTGAATCTCTGAATACGAGAATAATTATATCTCTTAAGTAAGGTTCTGAATGATACAATCGATTCACCCATGCAGACTAAAGGGGTATTATCTGCATTAACTGGAGTAGTAGCAATCATAGTATTCTCATCTGATCCTAAAGGAGCAAAATCTTCTTCTTTAGAATGATCAGGAACATCACCTGATTGTAATACATATCCACTAGTAATATAAGTAACATCATCTGGCAAATCAATAGGTTGAGAAACCTCAAAATTATCTGCACCTCTAACGAATACTTGAACATCTAGTGTTGAATTAGTATCAGTAATACCTGTTGCTGGATTCAGAACATGAATAGCAAATGCACCATTATGATAACGTGTATTTGGTTTAATAGCTAATGGACCACCAGCACCAGTTTTAAAAGTATAATTACTAGCAGTAATATCAGTTTGAAAAGTTCTTAACCATGGAGCTATACCAGCATAAGGAACACGAAATTCCATATCACGTGTTACTGATAAGTCCATAATTTTAGATGTGATTTCATTTACATCTGTAGCTGTAGTAATAGTATTATGTGGATCCCATTGAATAAGAAGTCTACCCCTATGATAACCTGATGCAGCCACCATAATCCTAAAAACAATATCACCCCTCCAATATTTAAATGGAGCAGCAGCAAATGCTAAAGGAGAAGGTTGAGTAACAGCATCACTTCCTGGAGTATACCAATGTACAGAACTAGGACTAACCATCGAATAAAACAGAGCTGTTGTCGCAGGATCCAATTCTTTCCAAATTGCAGATCCTAGAAACATTTCACGTGTTGCAATGGAGGATATAGTCATTTCATCAGAACCATCTAGTCCAACAGTACGTGAATCGACACATAATTCATTTTTAGGATCAACAACTAATCTATCAACAAGTTCATGAGTTCCACAATCTGCTGTTTGACCAAAAGGTCTACTCTTAACATTACTTGGGTTATCTAAAATTGGAGTTCGAGAAAAACCAAATATATGTGCTATACCAGCAATAGCGCCTGCTGCCATTTCAGTAGCTTTAGCATAAGGTTTCAAAAAAGGAACAGAAACTAATTTACCTGCAATGTTAGCAACAGTAGAAGCAATACCTGATACAGGACCAGATGCATATTCATTCTTAGATTGCAAAGCCAATTCAGTAGTGGTTTGAGCTAAACTCACATCAGATGCCCAAACAAAAACAGTATATTCAACCTTTTGACTTGTTGGATTAACTGAACAGCGCAATCCACTTCCATTAAGATATCTAACATTACAAGTACCCATATCTGTAAAATCCTGTTTTAAATTTACATTTAACCAATTCTTATGGTAAAAAAATGGTAAACATAAACACCCTCCTTGACTGGTGGTAGGATTCATATAAATATGAGGACGCATAGACATAGCTTGCACGTTAGTATCAGAAACATCAGCAACACGCATACTAGTTAATGGAGTATATGATAACACAGAATTACCCCACCAAATCGGAGCAGCATTAACTACTACTTTAACGTGTAACTTACACCTTATTAAAGCATAATTGTCAATCTTACGTTTAACAGCTGGGTTATCAAAGAACAATTCCCATGGTTTGAAACTATGTACAGGATCACCTCCAATACCATGAGAAAATCTATCTACTTCAAGTGGTCGTTCAAGCCAATCTTGAATTCCTGTTATATCTGTGTGTCCAACATCATAAGATACATCAGGAGAGGATTCAACAGTTGTTGTGAATCCTGGTTCTGCATCAAAAAAAGATGCAACACCTTGGTCGGCACACACTTCAGTTGGTGCCTTGGTAACTTTGGATGGGTTACCTGCCATTTGGTCAGTTGTACTATTATTTATATTATTATTCATTGTATTATTTTTAAGTACTGGATAAATTTACCGTCATTCCAAAGACGTCATTGTTTAAAGTCCATTAGACTATTATGTACAAATATATATATTATTCACATCAATTTAATTAAATTGTGCATTATGATCAATAGAAGTATCAAAAACATCTTCTAAAATAATCTTATAACATAAAAAGTATTGTATAGTTTTTAAAACTGTTAGAGTAATTAAACAACCATATATAAATGATACCATAGAATAACCATTTTGTATCAAGAATACTAATCCAGCGGCATATTTATTATTAGGACCCCACAACTTTTCAGATAAATTTATGTGTCTAACAACATAAGGAGTTGTAAAAGTAGGAAAATAATACATTAACAACCAAATAAACATTAAAATTAAAACAACATATGTATTAAACAAATATAACCAAATCAAAAATTTCAATGGATAATAAGTGTAAACATAACAAGTCTCATACTCATCGAGACTCTGTAATGTTAATTGCTTATCTTTAAATTCATACAAAGTAGCCATATCCGCATCAAGTCTACCATTCTCTTTATAATCGTTATGTAGCTCATTCCAAGTGGGCAACTTACGACCTTTTAATAAATATCTCAAACCGTTATCATCTATAGCTTGATTTATAACCTTTGCTTTATGTTCAAAAACAGATTTTCCGTAATAGAAATATTCACGGTAAGCGGATTCTAAAGTAGCAATAGCTTGCTCATACTTTGATATTGATTTGGATTCAACCCAAATAGTCAACATCTTATTTATAGATTCAGGATCTAACTTAGCTAAATATTCTCCTACATCTACATCGAACACCCATGTTCGCTTGAGAAAACTAGCTTGATCTATATGTATAAAAGGTACACTAATGGAAGTTTTATCAGCCATAGTGTATACTATATTGAGTTCTTTAAGAAAGGTTTCAGATATTGCAGTATGATTAAACCATGTTACTCTACTACCACCTACATTATCATCTCCATAAGTCATCAAAGCAACATTCGCTTTAAAATCTTTACATGATTTATTTGGAGATAATATATGATATATATATCTCATGTATAAAGAGTTAACTAAAGAATTGATAATAACAGTTAAAGGATTTCCAGAAGGATTACTACCAAAAAACATCATTAAATCACCATTAAAATTAGTTACAGCATAAGCGATATCAGTCATAATACCTCGTAATTCAATTAATTCAAAAATAGTATAATTCTTAGACCTATCACACACTCTGAATATAATATGAAATGCTGCAAAAATAAATTGTGGAGGCATTCTTTTATCAAAAAGTTGATAATCACCAGCAAAGATATTCCAAGCACCAAATTTTGTTAAATAACGTCTTAAATTATGCCATTCTGATGATTGGGCAATAAGTCCAGGTGCTGCTTCAAAAACTTCTCTATTTCTTTGAACTAATCTAATAAAAGTTAATAATTTACGCCTAATAACTATAGAAAAATCCAATGGAGCACCAGAAAAAATTCGCACTTTTCCTGATTTAATTTTAGAAGCTGAAACAGGTTCATCTTTTAAACTTGCAGTAAATATAGGACATGCTCTTTCTCCCGAATGATAACGTTCTTCAATCGCTAGAACTCTGTCATGTATTTCTGAAGTATAATCAACGGGATCCTGATAAACTTCATCAGGTTCACAAGGAACAGATAAATTCTGTTTTGATGTTCGCCAAGGATGACCAGCACTAGTGGATCTAGGTATAGAATCAATAAAAGCAACAGATGGGTAACCATTAATAGCAACTTTAAAAGATACTGGATGTAAAACATCTTTTAACAAACTATCTGGCAATGCCTGAAGTATATCATCAAGAAAACAATCCCTCGCATCATTTAAAACTTGAGTTTTAATAGTTGTAACTGGATCAGTATTAGCTAATAATGCTAATCTCCAAGGTTTCCAAGATCTCAGATCTGGAGCAAACATCTTATTAACATAACCTCGGGTTGCAAAATAATCAGCAAGATAATGTGGTCCTACAGTAGAAGTACTATGATTGCGTGGCATATCTAAAGAGCCATAAGTATTACAAATACCATCTTCAATAAAATTTATAGGAGCTTTAAAATGCAAACTCTGCAAAGAAATTTTATGATTAATAGAACCAAGATGACCTTCTCTAAAAGATAAAGGTGCTGTTCCATCAAATTGTATTTTTAACGAATCAATTATAAGTAAATTAATGGCTGTAGATAAACCTAAACAACTTTCTGTAGAAGCAAATTCATGTATATTATCAGCAAAAGTACCTTCCTGAGGTCCAGCTGTATGTATACTAGAAAGTACATATCTATTTTTATGTGTTAATTTTACCAAAATAGGACTACCACATGATCCTGCTAGTAAAGCATTATTACTTGTATAACGTGGACCAAATATAGAAATATTTGAAGAAATTAAAGTTCTAGACCACATCAATTCCTTCAAAGGAATAGATATTTGCTGGCCTGTATCTTGTAATCTAGATACTAATGTACCTTCACCAGTATACTTAAAATTTTCATCCTTAGGTATTAACTGTCTAATATCACGGCACTGATTATAACCAGCCAATCTGATTAAAGCTAAATCATCTACAAACTTAATATCTAAATCTTTATTCAAAGTTTGAGAACAATTAGAGTTAGAACCACCCAATGTTGTACCAATAATGTCTAAAACAAAATTAGTATCAACTCCTTTAAAAGCATGGTTCAAGGTTAGATAATAATATGATTCAATACCTACAGCTCTAATAATAGTTGTATAGGGTATACCATACTGATTAGTTTTATGTATCTTCAAAATAATAGTATTTCTAGATACTAATTTTAAAGTATCATCTGCACTAATAGATAAACTTCCACGTGGAATATCATAAGGAACAACGGCAGTAGAACCGTGATACCAAGTATTTTGCTTTTCTGTTCCAATTGGTTTCGGAACTAATTGACCTTGTAAAACATGATCCTTATGGTAAAATTGTTTACGTTTTTCCTTTTTCTTCTCAGGAGTGAGAAGTTTAATTAAAACTAAAGAAAAGACACCTATTAGTCCCAAAACTAAAGCTATCCAAAGATTAGAATATTGCCTCAATTCTCTTACAGCAAGAGCTCTTCGATGAACATCAATATGGATTCGTTGCTCAACAAAATTAATAAAATTATTATTATAACCACATATATCACAAAATCGTTGTAAAGGTTCATTAAAATAAATAGCTATTAAAATAATTTGTGAAGCACATAGTGTTTTAAGACTATGAAAAAATGATAATTGTTGTAAAGGTTCAATTATATCCCAGGCAGGATCAGTTTGATTAGTAGATTGTAATTCCATATTACATTCACACATACTTTCCTCCTTAATACAGGTAGAACACAATGCAAATTCAGACATGAATGAATTAGATGCTTTCATTTTTGAAAGAGTTTCATAATGCTTAGTTATAGCTTGAGAATACCAATTATTAAAAGATGTGATATTATCAAAAGTATGTAAGAGTGCATAATCAGCACGAAGGCCTGTATTACCAGATACAGACACATACTCAACATCAATATTCCAAAAATTAGGTAAAGATCCTATATAATCATCATCACTTGTCTTAGTAGAATCCAATTGAGTTCCTAGTGAAGTTTGTCCAACTTCATCAATATTTATACTACATAAATGCTTTTTAACTTTAAGAGTTATTACATAAGGAAATCTTCTTAAAGCAGCAGATGGACAACTATAATAAGATATAGCGTTTAAATCTTTAGTATTTGTCGTACCTATAACTAATTTTGCACGCAAAGGAGTTCTCCCTTTGTCCTCAAGAGAAGCTTGATTAGGTATACAAGGTACAGTATTAACTATCTGCAAAAATTCCATACAAGACGGATCACCAGTACCAGAAATACCAACAGATTGAAAAGCTAAATCATCCAAGATAATACACCACATAGCAGTTAAAAAACCATCCCAAAATTCTTGAGTAAAATTTCGAGTATATTTATAATGATCATCGCGTTGTAAAACATTTTTGCCAGGACACTTATAGGCAGCAAAAATATGGAAAAGTATATTCGTAAATGTACTTTTACCAATACCTGGTGTACCATTAATTAAAATGGAAAAAGGTAATTCTCTGTCTGTATTACAGGCAGATTTAGTCATTAAGTCAGAGTATAATTTGGATAACTCAACGGTTTTACCACGAAAATATAAAGATTGCTTAGGAAATTTAATATCAATGAAACTTTGTAATGCAGGAGCCAAATTAATATTTTCTTTTAAATTATTCAAAAATAATGATTCAGAAAAAATATTTCCATCTGGGTCCTTTGGAGCATCTTCCGATAATGGATCTTTTAAAAAAGGTGAATTAGAAATTAACCATGCATACATGTTTAACCACTTATCAACTTTTTCATTAGAGCTAAATAAACATGTTATAGATTTACCTTCATAAATACTAAAGCCTGTTGTAGCTATATAATGAACACTTTTCAGAAAGTGTAAAATAACTCCATCACTACCAAATTCGAGATCACGCTTACATAAAGCAGCCTCCATAGCTGTATATCCTCGTTTATCAAAATCTAAACCTGCAAATGAGAACATATTAGAGGCCAATAACAAAATATATAGCTTTTTAATATGAGTATAAGAAGGAGAAACTCTAATTTGATCCCAAGAATCCAAAGAATGACCAAGATCATCTAATAATGCAGATTGCAAAACCAAATTATCAGTATCTATGCCCTTGGCTATGGGGTTATTAGTAAATATGGATGTAAGAGAATGTAAAGATAAATCTGAATTATCTAATTTAGATAAAGCAGAAACAATAAGACTATCACATTTCCAGGTCTTTTTTAATGTCATCAATAACACTGTAAGTTTCTGGGAAGTTGTAGTTTTTTCCCTTAAAATATTATAAGCTAATAAATAATCTTCAATTATAGGTAAAAATGAATAAAAGGTAGATATATCCCAACCTATACCTAAAAATTTAAGATAACTTGTATATGAGTAATAACTATAAATAAGTCCTATAGATACAAATAAATAAATGTTAATTAAATATGTAAATAATGGAATCATTAAATAAAAATAAAATTTAATGGGTATCCAAGATGACAATTTATATGATAATTTACAAATATCTATTAAAAATAAGTAAAAGTTGTTTAAACGCTGTAAAATACTTAATAAAAAAGTGTAAATGAATGATAGATATAAAATCATACCATGTAAGCTATTATACAAAAAATTGAGGCGCTT